GACAGAAATCCAGTCAAAATCAGAATTTGAAGGTTTTGCATGACTTAAAAAATCTTCAGCTAATCTTCCAAAATACCTCGTAAAATCTTTTAAAATTGGGACTTGCTCTTGAAGATATTCACTCATTATTTTAGCAATATCTCTAAAGTCAGACGGAGTAACAACCTTATTGTAAGCATGTGATAAGTTCTCCACAAGCTCACGTGTTTTTGGCTCAAGGAAATAAAGTTGCTCAAGGATATCATCTCCAGGGTCTAACCCTTTATTGAAAATATCACGTACATTTTCACGTAGACCTCGAAGTTCTAAAGATAATTCTGGATCGAACTTTTCATATCTTGCTATTCGAGCAGATATTTCATTCAATACTTTATCCCTATCAGAGGCTTTTACAACTAATACATCAGAATCTTTACCAAGAACTTTCGCAAGTTTACCTTCAACATTAAGTATACCAGTTCTTTCACCTGCGCCATAAAATGTACAATAATGGAATTATAGATAAAAATAGCCTTTATCGTTTCTACGTATTCTCTTAGAAATAGTAGAATGATGTATATTGATTGCCTTGCCAGCAGCTCTTACAGAAGAAAATATTCCAAAAGGTGTATGTACAGGTTTTCGTAAATGTTTTCCATGCTGAGATGGAACCTCATCGATAATGGAGCTATCTTTGTGATAATAACCCTTATGTAATACACTTTTGCTTTTTGCTTTCTTCGATATAATTGCTTTTTGAACACCATGCGCTTTTGCTGCTGCTGCAACTGTTGGAAATTCACCTAATGGCGTAACTACAGCCTTTGCTCTAGGTGAATTGTTTCCACTAACTGCCTTTCTTGCAATCTCGTACATCTTAGGTGTTAGTCTTATATTCTTCCTACTACACATTGTCGTATAAGCAATATTTAATACTGGTAATTTAAAGATACGCATTAGAAGCCAATGTGCTAATAAATGGCATCTTGGTGACAAATACACCAGATTTTCAGGTGAATCATTACCACCAATACATTTAGGCTGAATATGATGTCTTTCAGCATAATATTGCGGTTTTTCGGAAGATCCATATTTATCTAATAAATTTAAATAATGTTTCATATAATTCATAATAATTCCTTCTGTATATTGCTATACAGTTTAGACTATATCTTGTGTCGACACCATTCGGATTGAACACCCCCGCGCTTCGGCAAATGCCTACGGATTTCATAAACCAATTGGTTTGTATATCCTAGTCGTTGAACCTTCAAGAGAGTTACCCCTCAAGCTTGGCTGCTGATTGTCCCAGAGGGAGTTTCCAGCAATTCACAGGGTTTATACATGGCTACATTTTAACCATGTTTTGAGCTTTAGCGGCTTTACGTAGATCTTTCTCTGTCAAACCTAACTTAAGATTCAATTCTTGAAATCTAGGATCACGAAAAGTAGATGCCGCAATTTCATCATATAGACGTCTTTTTTGGTATGTAGGTATTACATTGCTTAATTCCGCCAATTGCTTATTTCGAGTTGTAAGTGCAATAATCTGGGCACCAGATGATGAAGCATCTTGTTCTAATGCAAACGCCGTACGATATTTAGCAAGACGCTCTAAAGATACTTTTGAATAATCACCACCAAGATAATTATCAATCTTTGCCAACTCAATAGCAAACCTAAGAAATTTACCTTGTTCTTCACCCTCTACAGCTTTTAATACGGGATGTTGAAGTATTGCACGGATATCATTAGGCTTACCACGTAACATATGGTGCCCAATTTGAAGGATATCTTTTTGCCATTTATCTGCAATCTTTTGTCGACCTGTAAATGATAAAGAGTTGTAATTACCTTCAAAAAAGTCACTTAAGCCGCCGAGGAAGGCACCCACTTGATCCTTGATATTCTCATACCCATCAACACCTAGATATCTCTCATGTGCTGTGTTTAAAAATGGGCGGAAAGATTCCCCAGACTGTGGGCCAATAAGTCCCCTATCGTATACCCTAGCACGATGGTCAATAAAAGGATGATTGCTAAAAGATAAATCTTCTGACCGCAACCATTCCATGGCTTTAAATCTTTCATATGAATCGCCCCTTGATGCTATATATTTACGATATTCATTTAGCTCATTAAAATATTTTGCTCTACCTCGATCATCTTCAAAGTATAGCATCTTATGAATAAAATCATAAAAATCAGGATCAATCTTATATTGAGCGTTAGCGGCCCAATTAAGCGCATCCACCATGTTTTTATCAATGAATTCAGTCGGAAAATCGCTGAAACTTGATGTAGATGTAATTGGAATACGTGTGTCATATAAACCTAATGGTCCACGATCAATGAAGTAGGTTTTATAGCCTTGACGAAAGACAAGTCGATTCTTCTTAGTTGTGACCCCTACACGTAACCCAAGTTCCACCTTACGCGTAAGTAAAGCATAATCCTTAATCCGAGGGTCAACTACTCGAATATTAAACCCGAGAGAATCATAATAAGGTCCAAAATATTGACCACTAAGACGACTCTTCATTCTTCTCTTTTGCACACCGAATGTTTCAAGTTCAAAGAATTTTTTAGCATTTTCAGAGTTTAGAATCTTATTGCCAAGATTATACCAGCGACGTCTATTACCATTCCAATTGGCCATATTATATAAATCACGACCGAGAGATACAGCAAATTGATCTTTATCAGGTAAATCTGCAAGACTCAAACGATGGGCAAACTTTAAATAGAAATCCTGAAGGTCTCTATCAGATAAACGCGCCTTAATCTTCAAAGGAATATCAAGATCAAAAGTAGTTCTTAACTCTTCGGCTATTTTCGGAGCTATTTTATCTTCCCATTTATTCTTAGCGATAATATTACTAATAAATGTATCGTGAAGATCTTGCAATTGAAGAGGACCTAACACTGAATCATGATATTCTGTCTGGAGAAGTCTCTTAAGAACATCTTTATCTTTACGTAACTGAGTCTCAATAGCATCAGAGACATTCATCACATCAAACTTAATTTGTCCCTGTAAAACTGCTTTAAGATTTCCCCATACTTCACCATTTTTACGATATCGGCCAAGAACTATACGAAGGTTATCTGCAATTACTGCCCGCTCATTAAATCCTAGACGTTCAGATAAATTATTTACAACACTTGTCACAAATTCTTTATCTTTAGGTAATAAGTCAGAGCTTTCATGCACTAAACGCATATTATTCTCAAGGATACTATAATTCGGTTGATACCTTCTTGCATCATCGTAACGACCTGTTATAGGGTTAAACTTAAGTTGATCTTCCCTGGGTGGTCTATTTAAGACACTGCGTCTCACAGCTTTCTTACTACTTATGAGTGTTCCTCGATAGTTTGTCAATGAAAGATAACCATCAAGCTCATTTGCTTGTAACACATAGTAATCTTCAAGAATCTTTTGGAGTTTCTTGTCACCAATTAAATCCTCTGGTGTAGAAGCTCCTAGATGCATACTGTCAAGTTTCGCCTTTGCAATGGCAAATCTCTTAGTATCACCAGGAAGGGTGTACCCATCAGATGTCAATAGACGAAGATCTCTAATACCAATTGCATTACCCTTATCGTTTGTGAATTTATCTACATGAAGTTGACCCTTCTGGAAGAGCTCCATTCTACGGTAATCACCAAGATGCTTTAATTGAACTTCAGGGTTTTGACGTAAGAGCCATTCATGATAAGACTCCTTGAGAGGTGTCTGACCATCATAAAAGGCAATATCCTTTTTGGATAACTTCTTCAAATTTCTTTTACGAAGATGCGCAATACCCTCAAGTTTTGATAGATCATCCCAGGATTTAACTACTGGTATTGTAAAAGATCTACAATAATAATGTGCAGGTGGGAGATGTTCTGTATCACCTACTTCATAGACCTTACCATCACGATGTGCACAAAGAGGTGTAGTTCTTGAATCAAGGATAGCCACATACTGCCACCCTTGGAGAGCTTTTTCATTGGCTTTATACACAGCATGATCGGCCTGTGCATGGACGCTTGTGATAGAGGTCACAACCAAGGCTTTAGATTGATTTCGGGTAATGTTATGAGCACTACCTTTTCTAACTGCTAAAGCGATTTCATTTACAGTTTTACCTTCTGCTATCCCTTTGCGGATTGTAGCCTCAAGTCTCTTTCTCTGAGCTACACCTAAATGTGACCAACTTTCAGCCAATGTACGATTGGCATAAAGGGGTTTCTCTAGAACAAACTCTTCTGCTACAGCTCTTGTAGGTTTCTGAGTTCGCCATACCTTAGACATTGCAGTTTCAAAACTTTGATAAGTATATGAGACTTGATCCATAGCAAGATCAAGAAGGGAACGCTTAGAAATCTGATAGGCTTCTCTAACCGTTCCCTTTACCTCTTGATCCAGAGCTTTCTTAAGGGTATTAAACCCTCTCTTAGACAGGCTAGCATTTTTGATTATCTCATCAACGCGCTTTGTATGACCATCAATAACAACTGATACTTTTCCATTGACGCGTTTCTCGTAGAGTCTGATCATTGCAGCTCTATCTACTACCTTGTCATATAATTTACCATTTGCTGTAGTGGCCATTATTTATCCTATTCGTCATCTTTCTCCAGATCATCACCATCATCAACTTGTTTATTAGTCAGTGGTTTTTGACGATCTAGGTCTTGAACATAAGAGTTATCACTAGCATTATTATTGATAAACTCATCGGCATTGATTTCTTGCTTTGCTTCTTCGTCATTATAATCAGGCGGTAACAGATCATTCATTTTCAGCATCATAATCCAAGCAGATCGTGGAATAAGACCTTCTTGGTACCATTCTGTTGCCAACCTAATCCAATCTTGTCCAAATGGTACAGGATTGAAGTCTTCAGACAATGAGAATTCGATATCAGAGGGGTTAAGATCTGTTCCTAAACGCCAATTAATCATACAACAAATTACTTGCTGCATGATACTTCCTATCTTATTATTGAGAGTGCCAAGTTGTGCTGTTTGAGCTGCATTACGTATTTCAAGTGCAATACCAGACTGTTGTACCTCAGGCGTCAACATCCGAATACCCAACTTGGCCATTTCTTCAATAGCCCCTGCAATAGCCTTATCCATGTCTGCCAAAGCGTCAGTAGGGGTCTTTAACACAGTTGCTGTGTCACCTTGTTCGAGATGTAGCCAAGTACCCAAGCCACCACTAACTATTTCATCGAATTTCTCAGAAGTCATATCTGAAGAAATTATAGGAGTATATGTAGAAGCGCCATATAAGAGATGATTCCGACGACTGATTTTATTATAGAGTGCAATCTCTTTATCAACAATGGCTGTTAACATAGGCTCTACAGGGTCTATATTGCCATTTAGAGGCCATGCGGGAATAAAAGTCAGACGATTACCATTAGCCATGATATTTTGGTTAATATCTACCAGATGAAACATACCTTTGTTTTTCTGAGGATCTACCTGGGTATGGCCTGTAATGACGTTTACATTGCTCTCTTCATCACTCTTCTGGAATGTACGAATCTGATAATAACCGCTATTATCTAGCTCATGTACCCAGACGGTATCAAGATAAGAAGGATGAAACTCATTCTCTTCTCCCTCTCCACCATAAACTTCTTGAAAGCCTCTTACAACTACGCGATCGAGAACATTCTTTCCAAGTTCATTTGTCTTTACACGCCAGTTAATCACTGCTTCGCCTTGCTGCCAAATAGCATAAGGTTTATATTCACGAAGTTCTTGAGGTGTTAATGCTTCGGGATTGGGTATTCTAGGATAGTCTACAAAAATCCAGGGACGTGATGTCTGAACTTCTTCCCACAAAGCACTATCAAGAAAAGTTGTCAGAGGTGCATCGTCTACACCGAATTGATTCATCAACCAATCCAAAGTATCCTCTGGGAGATTATCCGGTAATTTCAGAGTAGGTTTCTTCCTTAGCAAACCACCTACAAGCATTTTGGCAAACTGAGAAGTAATACCAGGAAGCTCTGCTTCAGACTTATAAAATGTGTATTGTTCAGGAGTCATAGAAGGCGAGAAAGGCAGCAATAAGTTTGTAAAGGTGGTAACGTCTAGATGCTTATCAAAGTCTTTTACAAAACGCTCCCCACTACAAACAGCCCTGTTTCTTTCCCACAAATCTACCAAAGATTCATATTTTGCATTTGGATCTGCAACAGTTTTAACCTTTGATTGAGCAGCGTTTGTAATAGCCATTTATTAACCTCTCAAACGTTTATTAAACTCTTTCAGAGTTCCTTTAAATTTCTCTCCAGATGCATCATTCCGAGCTTCAATCTTTTTACCCACTGGAATAATATACCAATTACACGGCTGGTTGTCCTTAAATGGAGGGAAGTCCTCTTCATCTTCAGAGACATTTTCATCCATGTTATCCGTAGTAGTATCTTCAGGTACAAATTCCGTATCTTGATCTTCTCCCGGTACGTCAACGATTTCACCATTGGGGAGTTGAGGGGGATTCAGTTTATTCTCTTGTTCGCTCATATTGTTTTATCTCCGGTGTTTCTATATTTGTTTGATGGTAAGTATTATGGGCTCCGATGAGTCTCTCAAGGCTTTTAGCT